AGGGTATGTTTACGGGAAGGCAGTTAGCTAATTCGCTGGGTGTTTGTAATGATACAGTTTCGATCTGGCTTAAGAAGTGTGGTCTGAATCATAAGTTAAAGATTACTTATAATTCGCTGAAAGTTTACCAGATTGATATTAAGGACTTTTGGAAATGGGCAGAGAAAAATCAGCAACGTTTTGATTCGTGTCGCTTCGAGAAAGGATATTTAGGGGCAGAACCTGAGTGGATGAAGGAGAAGCGGCGTAGTGATTATTATGTTAATAGGAAAGTAAATAAGGGGGTTAGTTGATTGTTAAATAAAGTAATTCTAATAGGCAGACTCACAAGAGATCCTGAAATGCAATATACTACCAACGGAAACGCCGTGACTAAGTTTTCGCTAGCAGTTGACCGTCCGTTCTCTAAGAACAAAGAGGTTGACTACATTGACATCGTGACATGGCAGAAGTTAGCTGAGATATGCTCGAATCAGTTAACCAAGGGGCGTTTGGTTGCGGTAGATGGAAGATTAACCGTTAGTTCCTACGAGGATAACCAGGGCAATAAGCGAAAAGCGGCGGAAGTGGTTGCTGAAACAGTGAAGTTTTTGGATTGGCCGAAGGATAAGCAGGGTAGTGGGCAGTCTAATACGCAGGGCGGCGGCAGTCAGGGAGGAAATTTCAGTAGCGAAGTAGACTTTTCGGAGGACGATATTCCCTTCTAGGATATGTAAATTAAGTAAATAGCAAGGAGTTGATAAGATGTCAGAACTACGCACAATCAAATGCGCTTGCGGTTGCGGAAGGGAGTTTGTGCCACGCAACAACCGGCATAAATACCACAACGCTAAGTGTCGTAAAAGCTATAACCAGACGAAGCATTTAGGCAGCGGTATTAGTGTTCGGGGTAATGAGGTTACCGTCAAGGGAGTTAAAGAAGTTTTGCTGTTTTCTCTGGGACTTTACTAGGCATGCAGAGAAGGAGATACTTTTGAAGATTGAAATTGGCAATGACTACAGACTTTCAACCGATCCGCTGAGTCTAATCCTGGAGAAAAAGCACGTCAAGAGAAACAATAAAGTTGTCTGGGATAAAGTAGGTTTCTATTCATCTCTTGATGGATTTATAAGGGGTTGCTTGTCGCATGGCATTAAGACTGAGGATTTGGAAGGTGTACAGGAAATCAAGGACTATTTAGATAGTTTAAGTGCTGATATTTTAGAAGGACTTAAGGATACTGAGGTGGGAATGTTATGACACAAAATACAGAGCAAGATAATCAAGAAGTCAAGAGAAAAATAGAAGGCGTTATGTCGGTCGTAGATGGGTTGTTTGTTAAGATGGGACTTTCTCTGAGTGCTGCGCTGGGCGATAACGGAAAGCCAGTCGTTCTTATTGTGGATAGCGAAACAGGGTATAAGCGCGCATTAAGAAAGAAGGTGTAGCATGACAGAAAAACGTGATTTACTGGCTGATTTAGAGATTTGTCGGAGTATTAAGGAACACAAATACAGGGTTATAGTTAAAAATATCGGACCTCCCTTTAGGATAAACGAAATACCAGAAAGATATGTCGAAGAAGCTATCCAAGCATGGCCCGAGACGCTTAACCGGGCGATTGTGGCAGAGGTAGAGGTTGAGAAGCTAAAAAGCACGGTAGTAATTCTGGAATCGCTCAACAAAGGTCTAGATATTGACTGCAATGAGTTAACTACAGAAGTTGAGCGACTTCAAGAGGACAACGCGCTTCTACAAATAATTAATAGCGAACTCGTTACAATAGCCAAGAATTACTTGAATTATATAAGGTCCGTTCCTATTGCGGAAGGTGAGGGCGAGGTTATCAAATGGGTTAGTGAAGTGCTTAAGAGGTGTAGGCGCGATACTGATACAGGCAGATCGTGAGGTGATTACCCTGTTCGTAACCAGAAAAACTGCTGAGTCGATGCTTGCGGCAATGAGGCAAGTTGACTGCCAGTTAAAAGTAGTATTAAAATCCATAGAAAATTTTGAGAGGAGTCTTAAAAATGATACCGTCAAACCCGATAGCAATAACAGAAAACGAGGTAACGCAGTTCCTTCTTGACTTGGGCGTTCAACCGAATCTCTTAGGATACCATTACTTAAAAGATGCTTGCTCTATCGTAGTTAATGCTGATTCTTTTGTTGCCTGGTGTGATTTATATGAGCAGGTTGCGAAGAAAAATAACACTACTGCATCAAGGACGGAGAGAGCGATCCGACACGCTGTTTATAAGGCGTATGAAGATAATTTTGAGTTGATGGGTAAGTTAATTAAACCTTTTGCTGGACGTGAAAAGAAGTCTGTTAGTCTGTTTGTATCCACTGTAGTTGAGATCCTTAAATTGCGTAAATCTGCGTAAAAATTATTGTTTGTTCGCTGAACATGTGTTAGTATGTTCAGAATAATAGAACATGTGATGGGGGTGCAAATGTTTGGATATAGTAAAATTGCGGTTAAAGATAGAGCGAGGCAGAAGGAAGTTATACGAGACTTGCAGGACCGGAACGCCGAAGCAGATTTTAAAAGCGTCTCAGGCGTTGGACAAGTTGTTGAATGAATATGACAGAGTGAGGGGCGTGGCGTGATGAGTAATGTTAATGTCAAGGCAGAAATAAGTGCCGGAGATTTATGGTCGTTACTCGTAGTAATGAGTGACGGTGCGTGTAGTTATTTTGGCAAGGATATTGACGAACTAATGAGTGATTTGACGTTATCTGACTTTATGGACTACGTGAGTAGTTTGCCGTCAAAGCAAATTATCCAACTTAGGGTTACGAAACCTAAGAAAAATAATGCCGGGTAGGTTGCCCGACACTAGCCAGATTCTTCTCTCTTTTTCTCTAACGCATATTTGAGTAGATCGCGCACAGCTTCAGCTCTTGAATTAAAGCGCATTTCAAATTTGTAGTCGTCAATTTTAGCTACAAAATCTTTGTCCAAAACTATATTATAGAGAATTTGCTTATCTCTATCGTAGTGGGCCATAGTAACACCTCCAAACTATATAATACCATGTATAGGTTCTTTAATCAATATAACCATAAGTCATTGATTAAAATCGAAAAATTTGGTATAATTAAAGAGGTTATGGAAGTTAAAGAAATATTGCAATATACATAGTATTTCCGCACCAGCATACACTCCAGCGAATCCAAAACTAGGACAAGCGGGAGGTGAGGCGTTGAAGTACCGTAATATACAATTTGGAAAAAGAAGGCCGAAGCCTAGAGGTAACTAGAAATCGGCCAGTTAATTAAATAAAAACGGTAGCAAATCATAGTTTTTTCTTACATGCTGCGTCACCGCTGGGGGTTAGTACCTAGATTATCGAGATGGGGGTCTCGGTGATCTAGGTTTTATTTTTACCCCGGTGAACGTGCCGGGTTCGGGTGGTTTTAATTATTTACAGTATAATCGAATTTTCAGTCAATTGCCATAGGTGTAAGTTGACAGATTTCAGAGAATCGGGGGATGTAGTTGACAGAAACCAACATTATTGAACGTCACATTATGCAAGTTATGTCTGAGTCGATAATCCCTCCGTTTGGATATGTGGAATATTTAGAGATGAAAACAAATTGGATTACAACAGACTACTACCCATCGGGCGACGACTTACTAAGCATTATTATGATGGGCAATCACTACGGAGCGGTATTAAGGACTACTTATCTTAAAACCGTTCATCGGTGCAAGTATGATGCACGTAACTTTTGGAACGTGGTCATAAAGGTTTTTATCCTTGCTGGGTCTTGGGTTGATAGTTTTAGAGAATTGCTTAAGACCAAAGAAGCGAAGGAGATTATTAGTAAGTTGCAGCACCCTAAATGGGTTGAGGTTGGGCTTTGCGGGTGTGACTGGAAAAAATTAAGGACGATGTGTGAGGAGTTTTGTGAGTGGTACGATAGTTTGCCTGAGGGGGTAGAGGATTGACAGCGCTTTACCGCATAGAGAAAGCACTCCAGCACATGGAATTAACCAATAAGATTAAGAGAAAATAATTTTTCAGGTGATGCTTAGTGACTGACCGTATAAAAAATAATTTCCCATTTTTTCAAGTACCTAATAATATTTTTAAACAGGATTTAAAGACAGTAGAATTAGTAGTTTATCTTTATCTTTGCAGATGTGGCAATAATGGCGGGACTGCATTTCCCAGTTACCAGAATATTGCCGATAGTTGCAAGATAGGAAAAAGGACGGCGATAGATGCAGTAAAGTCGCTACAAGAAAAAAAGTTGCTTATAAAAATAGTCAGACCTAAAGATGATGGAGATAATCAGACTAATATTTATGAGATAGTTGTACCCAGTAAAAATGCAGGTGATGCACTAGCTAGTGCAGGTGATGCACCCAATAAAGAACTAACTTATAAAGAACCACTTTCTTATAAAGAACCATTATATATAGTTCCTTACTCTGAAATTATAGATTATCTAAATGAAAAAGCTGGTACTGACTATAAATTTAGTGGTAGAGAAACACGTAAACATATCAAAGCTAGATGCAATGAAGGTTTTAGACTAGATGATTTTAAAAAGGTAATAGACATAAAAGTTGCGGAATGGCAAAACGATCCGCACTGGTCTAAGTTCCTTCGTCCTCAGACATTATTCGGAACTAAATTTGAGGGTTATCTTAATCAGCAATCTACTCCCAAACAAAGTGCTGATGAAAAGTTAAGAAGATTGGAGGAACTATAAGTGACTAGGGATGAAGTAAAAGAGATTTTTAAAGCAATAATCCTGTCCTATCCTTCAATGCCGGAACTCACTTCTGAGAAAATAGACTTATGGCACAGTCTACTAAAAGACATTTCTTTTAGTGATGCTAAAAAGTCAGTTGAGGAGCATATAAAAACAAGTCGCTTTATCCCTACTATTGCCGATATACGTAACGCGGTAAGGGAAAGCAAGTCCAAGTACAGCGACTATAGAAACACCGATACTTACCGGCAATTCCTACAAATTAAGGACGGTGAAGCAAACTGAATCAACCACATAATATGGATGCCGAGCAAGCAGTAATCGGGGCAATGCTTAAGAATAGAATGGTTATCCATGATGTAACCGAGATACTTACTAGAAGCGATTTTTATGAGCATGATCATGGTGTCATATTTCAGGCAATAGTTGATTTGGATAGCGACGGGACAACCCCAGATTTAATAGCAGTGTCGGAGAGTATAAAAAATACCAACCAGGATATCAGTGTTACCTATATAGCAAAATTATACAGCCAAGTGGCGACAACAGCGACTGTTGGACAACACGCTAAGATCGTGCGTGAAAACAGTGTCCTGCGCCAGTTGATTGGCAAACTAACTAGGATCACTAATCAATGTTATGATCGAACTTTTGATAACCTAGATGATTTTATAGGCAATGTAGAGGCAGATATCCTGGAACTAAACAGCGGGAAGCACAGCGAGGGACTTATCCCGATTAAAAATATACTCTTAAGGCACATCGAGGATATGGAGAGCAGAAAACCTGGTTTGACTGGAATTAAGACACCCTGGGATGATTTAAACTACATGACTAATGGTTTGCAGCGTTCAGACTTAATTATACTAGCAGGAAGGCCATCGATGGGTAAGAGTAGCGCGGGAGTGCAGTTATCAACCAGCGTAGCCTTAGATGGTGGAAATGTTGCAATATTTACCATAGAAACAAAAAAGGTAAGAATTGTAGATAAGATGATTATGCAGCAGGCTCGTATTGATGGCCAGCGGATGCGTATTGGTAATCTGACTCAACGTGATTGGGATGCGACTAATAAAATAGCTGCTAAACTACACAAAGCAAGTCTATATATCGATGATAACAGCAGTATTACTGTAGCAGACATTCGTTCACGCTGTCGGAGGTTGAAGCAGGAAGTCGGACTGGACTTGGTGATGATTGATTACCTTGGGTTTATTAATTCTAGCAAAAAATCAGAGAACAGAAACCTTGAGATTGGATACATGACGAGGGGTTTGAAGGGTTTAGCAAAAGAACTTGATGTTCCAGTAGTTCTGTTAGCGCAACTTAACCGCCAGGTAAGCGGAAGGGCAAGCAAAGTACCTATGCTATCAGACTTAAGGGAATCTGGAAATATTGAGCAAGATGCTGATGTGGTGATTTTTATTCACCGAGACGAATATTACAACGCCGATTCTGAGAAAAAAGGAATTGCTGAGTTTATCATAGCAAAGCAGCGAGAAGGTCCGACAGGTATTGTTGAATTAGGATTTATTAAGGAGTATACTTTATTCCTTAATTTGGCAAAGAAAAGTGAGTCAGATGTAGGGTAATCGGAGGAAGGTAATATTTTGACAGAAAAATGGTCGCCAGAGGAAGTAGAAATCTTAATACCACACATCAATTCTTCTGATAACCTGCATATTCAGCAACTTTTAAAAGCGGCAGGTTATGACAGAACGCCGCAGCAAATTGCAAACAAAAAGAAATACATCTCAAGAGATTACAGGTACTCAATTGAAGGCGGCATCCCGTACAGTGAAGTGTTAACTCCCGTTCAATGCGAAAAGATGCGACATTTCCTGTCATGTCTGGCTACTCAAGGTAGGTTAGCTAAAGAAGCGGGCAAAGTGCCGAACGTGACTGAATTTATGAAACGTTATGCCATTGAGTATGGTCGAGGTGGACAAGTAAGAAGTCGCAATCCCTTGACGGATGATTTAGCAAAGAAGATAACGGCACTACATCGAAAGAAGATGTCAGTTAACGCGATATCGAAAGCGTTGAACGTGTCGTATAACAAGGTTAAGTATCTCGTACAACAGTTACCGATTGCGAAGTAGGGGGCGAGGATATAGAAAATTTAACGATGGGATCATTGTTTGATGGAGTGGCAATGTTTCCACTGGTAGCGCAGAAGAACGGAATTAAGGCAGTATGGGCCAGTGAGATAGAAAAATTCCCGATAGCGGTAAGTAAGCACCATTTCCCGGATATGAAGCATTTAGGAGATATAAAAGATATCTGCTTATGTACTCACATCACTCATTTTAGTGGTACTAAATGTGAATTTTATATAAACACAGCGAGAGATATTTTAGTCAGACCAGTGGATATTATTACCTTTTCATCTCCCTGTCAAGATTTGTCAGTAGCCGGAAAACGAGCAGGTTTGGCAGGGGAGCGTTCGGGATTGTTTAGTAAGGCCATACTGATTATTCAGGAAATGAGGTTTGTAACGAATGGAATGTACCCAAAGTATGCAATCTGGGAAAATGTACCGGGAGCATTTAGTAGCAACAAAGGACAGGATTTTAGAACCGTGCTTAAAGAAATCACAGCGTCCGAAATTCCAATGCCTAAGTCTGGAAAGTGGGCAAACGCCGGAATGGTCAGAGGGGATGGGTATAGTGTTGCTTGGCGAGTCTGTGATGCGCAATACTGGGGAGTCGCCCAGCGTCGTAAAAGAATCTTTCTTGTCGTCGATTTTGGAGGCCAACGTGCCGGAGAAATACTTTTTGAGTGCGAAAGCATGTCAGGGGATTTTGCGGAGAGCGGAGAAGCGAGGGAAGAAATTACCGGAGGTGCTGGAGATAGCGTTGAGAAGTCAGGCGGAATAATACCGTTTGATACAACGCAGATAACGAGTCCACAAAACGGCAATAATCCTAAACCTAACGCCCCTTGCCATCCGCTTTGTGCTACAGCTCATACTCCGGCGACTGCAATACCCATAGCCTTTAACGGCAGACAGGACCCTGTTTATGGTGCAGTAACCGGCGCGATTGATACAGACAGAGCAACGCAGTGCGTATTACATCCCAAAGTAACTGGCACAATTTGTGCCAGTGGAGCAGGAACAAACCGACCAGCAGGGCAGGGAAATGAGACTGATTTGTGTATAGTTTTTACTCAGAATCAACGTGAGGAAGTAAGAGACTTAGGGGGCAAGGTAGGTGCGTTAGCGGCACAACCTGGAATCCACCAGCAGACTTTTGTCGCACACATTGATGCTTATCCCGAACCTGCAAACACGCTTTTAGCTAAGGCGAATATGTCGTATCGAGCAGACGTTGATAATTTAGTTTGTGTAGTAGATGTCCGTAACCTTTACGAAACCGAGGAATTAAGCGGAACGCTACAAAGTAAAAACACAGGCGGTTATTCGTTAAACTATCAAAATCCTGTCAGGGTAGGTTACGCAGTCCGGAGATTGATGCCGATCGAAACGGAAAGATTAATGTCCATGCCGGACGGTTGGACCGACATCCCCGGCGCATCCGACACAGCACGTTATAAAGCAATTGGAAACTCATTAGTCTGCAATATAGCTGAGTGGATATTCAGTCAGATAGTTGTCGCAGAGAAGGAGTTGATCGCATGTCAAAACTACCAAGAAAATTCACAGCAGAAGAAATAAAATACCTTGAGTAAAACGCAGGCAAATCATCGGTGAAAAGTCTTGCTGATGCGATATGTATGAGCGAGACGCATCCAGGAAATCACATGATAAGACTAGGCATACCCAGGGCGAAAAACGGTAGAAAGACCCTTGTAAAACCTCCAGAATTCAAGGGAGAAAGTTCGTATGTGCCGGGCAAGAGGGACATCCGAAGGTGCATATCGGCAGATAGAGAGCAGGAGAAATATTATAGTCCTCTCAGAAGTGCGCTGTTTAGTGTAAGCGCAGACGGTGAAGTTGTGGTAGATAGAATCAGTGAAGTTTTGGGGTGGTAAGTTGGCAGAATATAGAAAGCAGTCATTAATGAGATCGGGAGACATGAGATTTGGCAGAGGCGAAAATGAGGAACCGGCAAACGGTCCCGTAGTCACATACCATTTAACGCCGGAGGAAATTGAGGAAAAATACGGTAAACCGAAAGAGAAAAAGAAAACATACAGAAAAGACTTCACGCGCGAGCAGGTCATGGATGCTATTAAGAGGACCGACATGTTTTATCAAGCGGCGGCGGTGTTAGGGCTAAGGAACGGTGGGTTTATATGTGTATGTAAGCAGCACAAGATAGACTATGAAAAGGCGAAGGAGGAATTCATATTGATAGAAAATCCAACAGAACCAGAAGTCGCAAAAGAAGTAACTCCAGCGGAAAACACAACTTTACAGACAGGCGAAACCAAAGTTGTTATGGAGATCGCCCGCGAAAAGTTACCGAAGGAACTGCTAATCAGGTTTATTCTCGAGAACAGGAAAATTAAGGCCATATCGGATGAATATGAAATCCCTATATGGGCGATACATGAACTAAGAAGGCAGTACACCATAAAAGACTTAAAACCTCTCTCGGAGGGCGAATCAGAACCGGGGAGTATAAAAGTACCTGAAGCGACGACGACGGGTGACGACGGGGCGCAGAGTGGCGATATTTCCGAAGTTGTAAACGACGATGAATCTGCAACGACGGATAACGACGGATTGAAAACGGTTGAGAGTATGCCCATATTAACTCATGCTGCACCAGTTTTTATTGCTCCTGAAGTATTACCGGAAAAACCAGCCATTCAACGTGCGCGGGAGTTTTTCACTAAAGAATCACTTACTAAGTTGGTAGGTAAGGGCATGACAAATGATCAGATTGCCGAAAAGTGCGGATTTACGCGGGGCATCATAAGAAACATTAGGGGTGAGTTGAAGGTAACGAGTCGCGGCATGACTGGTAAGGCAAAGAGAAAAACCGATGTACAACCTAATCCGATTAAGAAAAAGTTAACTCTGGTGCAGGCGCGACAATTAATTGCTGAATTGAAATTAGATGTTGCCTGTATAGAAATAATTTTAGATATACCCGATTTGACGATAGCGGTAAAAAATGTTCTTGTTGATTATAGTAATACGTGGGATGCACAAATCGGGGACATTGAAAAGGCTATGGAGAATGCGACTATTGAACTGTGATGGAGGTGCGACATGAAAAAGCGCAGGACGTTACTGAAAAAGGTTATCTCTGATAGTAAGCAGACACTTGAAATGGCGCAGCAGATGGGAATTGAGAACCGGTTGCTGTGGGCAGAGATACATCGGTTACAGAAGTTGATTGTGGCGCAGAACGGGCAAATTGACGAATGTAAACTGAGTGCCGGTGAAGCGGTGTATAGTTCGGTGGTAGCGAAAAAGAAGGCAAGCGAGGCAATAACATTTTCCATACAGGCATTAGATAAATCTGCCGCTACTAAGGATAACTGCGAGGTAAACAATAAGTTGATTGGTGATTTAGTGCAATCGGACGAGACACTAACTAAACTTACTAAACTTTCCTTGACTGAGATTAGGGAATTGAGGCAAGCGCAGTTTGATGCGAGCAGGGAAAAGAAAAAGATAGGTTGGCTAAGAACTCTAGTTAGCCAGATAACAGCAAAATAAGGCCGATACAGAGGCGAAAATTGCGGGTAGGATAAGTTTTACCTGCTGCCACTGAAATGGCTTATAGAAAAGGGGATATGTAGTATGAAATGCGTGGTATGCGGCGAAACCAAAAACATCACTCCGAATAAAACCTATGGCGGTAATCTTTGCGAAGTGTGCCGCAGGTTGTGGGAGCGAGCAGAGAAAGGAAAATCAGCGGGCAGAGGCGTTAGGATGGTGCCGCTAAGGAGGATTGTGTAAATGGAAAATTTTGAGCAGTTAGGGCAAGAGATTGGCCAGTTAGTTGACAGTAAGAATAAGGGGTACGGCGGTATACAGCGCGTCACCGATGTTATGCTTATACTATACCCGAACGGTATTAGTGTTAAGCAGATGCCGGATGCGCTACTGATTGTTCGTATGTTGGATAAGATTAACAGGATTACCGGGGGAGATAAAAGAGCGTTCGAGGAAAACCCCTATAAGGATCTGGCGGGGTACGGATTATTGGGACATGCTATGTTTGAGCAGGAGAAAGTAGACTCTAAACTAACCGAAAAAATCATAGAAAAATGCTGTAGAAGTTGCAGTAATAAAGATAATGACATTCTTGGTAATATATGGTGTAGTTTTGATAGAGAGAAGCAAAAATTTTGCATAAAAAGTGACTATTGCTTCTGGGAACCCATACCGGAGGTGACTGAATAATGCCAGAACTAAAGCACACAGATAACTTCTGCAAACACTGCGACAATCCGGTAGTAAACGAAGTTTTTGCCGTTGAAGCAGGTGGGGTAATCTACTGCAACCTAAAGTGCGACAAGAGAACTCCGGTTGATGCGTTGCCTCAGAATTCCTGTCAAAACTGCAAGAATGGGAAGTGGAGGGACGAACACGGATACCTGCTGTGGATGTGCTCAAAATACTCCGAATATCGGGCGCACAAGTGCCGGACTGATAGGTTTAAGGAATGGGAGGACAAGGATGCTGAAATTCATAATGTTACCGATGCTCCGCAATGAACTATATAAAACTCCCGTGTCTCAATTTATGCAGATAGCGGAGGAATTCGGGGAGTTATCTGAAAGCATTGGTCAGTTAACTAAGTTGACGGGTAAGCGCAAGGAGATGCCGGAAAATATACTTGAAAAGGTCGCAGAAGAAGCAATGGACGTAGCGCAGGCGGCACTGGGAGTCGTGTTTAGTATCGGAGTTGATATTGAGCAAACACAGAGTAATCATTGGGCAAAGATGACTGATAGGAAATATTTAGACGATGGGGAGGATAATTAACCATGCTAAAACCGACAATCCTAACCTGCTTCGACATACCGGAAGTATGGTATAGGTCACTTTCAGAACTATGCCACGCTCATAGTGGTGGAAGGAATAGAGAGTATCTTGTGCAGCACGGAAGTTTTGAAAAACAGCATCAACGCCGGGAGTTAGACTATTTTATGGCTGTTATTACTAACCCTGGCAATAGGCCGCTAACTCCGATTATACCAGAGGGTATGAGCGTAGCACCTCCAACGGACATGGACAGTATTGAGAAATATTTTACTGGCTATATCATGGGTTCAGAAGTTGCCGAGAATGAGGATTACACCTACGGCGAGCGCATAAAAATTAGCTTGCAGAATGTCATAGAGATTTTTAAAAGAACTCCTGACACTAATCAGGCAATAATTGAAATTGGTGCGCCGCTAGACATTTACTTGACCGATCCGCCTTGTTTAAGGTTGATTGACTGCCGCATTAAAGACGGTAAACTGCATTTCGTAATCTATTTTAGGTCATGGGATATATTTGCCGCACTACCTGAAAATCTAGGTGGATTGCAGTTACTTAAAGAGTATATGGCGGCAGAAATCGGGGTAGATGATGGCGGTATGATAATAAGCAGTAAGGGCGCACACGTCTACGACTATGCTTGGGAGCAGGTTAAGCAGTTAGTTAGATATAAGGACGGTACTCCGAAAGATGAAATTATGCTTCATGGAAGTTCGTTAAATTGGTAATGCAGGAGGTAGATTAAATGATTACATTTGCCAACATTAAACTTCTCGAAAAGGTAGCAGGACATTCTAGGTGTAAGCGTCGTCAAATTGGCGCAGTTACTATAGATAGTAAAAACAAAAGCATCTTAGTTGGTTGGAATACTATGCCTAGAG